ATATCAGTATCTTGATTTGACCGGCAAGCCTACCGACTTGGTAAGTCGTGGCAACCTTGGGGAAGCAATTAGAACGCTTGCCCCTATTGGCCTATCAATGATTGGCGCTAACTTCCTTGGCCCCGCCCTTGGTGATTTGTTTGGTGCAGATATTGCTGGTATTGGAAGTGTTGGTTCAGATGCATTAGTAACGCCTACTATTTCGGGAAGCGTTAACCAAGCAATTGCATCTGGACTTGCTCCTGGTTCTGCTGGTGCTGCTGCGGCTGCATCGGGTGGATTAACTGCTGCTCAACTTGCTGCCGCTGGTGGTTTAGTGACAAATGGCAGTTTGCTTTCTGAACTTGCAACTCTTGCCCCTACTGTTACTCCTGGAACAACGCCTTTGCCTGATGTTGTGCCTCCTACGGCAACGCCTGGAACACCACCGCCCCCTAACGTTGGGCCACCTGTTTTGCCGCCTGTTGTAGAGCCGCCATTTGTTCCTCCAACTGCAACGCCTGGAACGCCTCCACCGCCTGACGTTGGGCCACCTGTTTTGCCGCCTACACCTCCTGTTATCCCACCTGTTGTTCCTCCAGTTGTTCCTCCAGTTGTTCCTCCTGTTGTAACACCTCCAGTAGATACAAATTGGTTAACTTCATTAACAAGCTTAACAGGTTTAACAGGAACACAACTTGCTGCATTGTTATCAGGCGCAGTAGGCGCAGGAAATGCTGCAAACCTAACTAGCGCAATCAATACAGGTTTGGACGCTACAACCGCAGCAAATACAGCCTCGCAAGGCGTACTAAAGGACATTTATAACCAGCAATTAGGGTTTCAAAAGCCTTATCAAGCAACTGGAACTAATGCGTTAAGCCAACTTGGTGCGCTTGGAACGGGTCAATATCAACAATATGACCCTGTTACAGGTCTGCCTACAACTACGGGCACGGGTTCTGGTTATTTGCAGCACCAATTTGATGCCTCAGATTTAGCTAAAGGGTTGGCGCCTAACTATGACTTCATGCTCCAACAAGGGCAAATGGCAAACCAACGCGCTGCAAACGTTGGCGGTGGTGCATTGTCGGGTAACACCTTGCAAGGCTTGAACAAGTACACTCAAGACTATGCAGGAAACGCCTATCAAAATGCGTTTACCAATTACCAAAATCAACGACAAAACATTTACCAAAATTTGTCAGGATTGGCTGGTATCGGTCAAACTGCAAACACAGGCGCACAAGCTGCTGGAACGTCTTACGGCAAAGGCACAACCGATCTGCAAACATCATTGGCTAATGCTCAAGCCGCAGCAGCAATCGGCAAAGCCCAAGCGGTTGCAGGTGGCACAAGTGGATTGGCTAACTCAACATTCCTTGCGTCTTTGTTAGGTCAGAGCGGAACAACTGGATAAGGATTAGATATGGCAGACTCTTTCACAGGCTACACCAATCTTGCCATGCCGCAAACGTCACTTGCGGACATGATGAATTTGGCATCGGGTGTTCAGCAATATCAACAAGCGCAGCAATTAAACCCAATTGCATTGCAAGCTAAACAATTGGAATTGCAAAGAGCGCAAGCCATGTTTAATCCTGACGTTGCCCGTGCACAGGCTGAATCTGAAAAAGCACGAACAGAAGCAAACGTTTCTGCTGGTACTGCACAACCCCGTATAAGCGCGGCAGGTTCACAAGCGTCTAGCGCGGCAAGTGAAGCGGACGTTAAAAAGATTCAAGCAATGCGCGAATTTCAATCAAACGCTGCAAAAGAATTGTTAGGTCTTGCAACTAAAAAAGATTTAACGTTTGGTGATATTGTGGAATCCATGACCAAAACCCTTAAAAATAGTGGCGCTGGTGATGATGCAATTAAACAATCAATGGCGCAAGTTCCTAAAGACGGTACGCCATCCGAACTTCAATTGTGGGTTGGTCGTAATGGTTTGAAATCGCTAGAAGCAACTGCACACATAGATCGTTTGTATCCTTCCACGCAAATGGTTTCTACGGGATCAGCAACCGTTCCAATGACCACAGGAGGCGCACTATCAGCACAAGCGCCTGGTCAACAAGTTGGAACAGGTATTGAACAACAATTGCCACCTACAACGCCGGTTGCCGGCCCAACTGGTGCAACCACTTATCTTGGCCCTCAATCGCAACGTCCAGCAGGGCCAGTGCAGGCCGGTGTTGGCCCCGCCACCGCAAACTTGCAAGCAAATCTAGGAACAACATTAGGCGCAGATTGGACTGCAACTTCACAAAAAGCAGGGGAAGCGCCTCAAAGAATTGCGATTTACCAAAACATTAAGAAACTTATTCCAGAATCGTATACAGGCGCATTGGCTGACAAAAAGCAATTTGTGGCTAATTTTGCTCAATCAATTGGAATTCCTTACAACGTTTTGGAAAGTTCCTCTACTGACGAATTGGCTAAAAACACCAAATTGTTGCAACTTGCCGGTGGAAATACGGATGCCGCCCGAGGTTTGGCTGAATTGGCAAGCCCCAACACCAAGATGACCAAGGAAGGTATGTTGCGCGTCACCAATCAATTAATTGGTCAAGAGCAATTTAATACTGCAAAAGCCAATTTCTTACAAGGCGCTACTGGCGATCCTGCTGCATATCAAAACAAACTCTTACAATGGCAAAACGCTGCTGACCCACGTTTCTTCCAAGAAATGTCAAGAGAAGAAGCGCAAAAGATGATGCAAGCAATGAGCCCTGCGGAACTTGCTGCGCTGCGTCAAAAACGTGCATTGGCTAAACAACTTGGGATTATTCAATAATGCCTACATTTGCCGATTTCCTTGAAACGCCAACAACCGTAACGCCGGCAGATCAACGGTCTAAGGATGTTGAACGTGCAAATATATTGCAAGCAGAGTTTGCAAAAGCCAAAGCGCGGGCAGCAACCGATCCATCGGCACAAGCTGACGTTGCTTCATTGACCCGCGAACTTGGGCGCATGAATTTGACGCCATCGGCAGCGCCAATGACAGCACCAGCCGCACCGCAAACGGGCACATTTGCAGACTTTCTTGATATGCCTACGCCTGCGGTAGTTGGTGGAAGTGGTCGAGGTGGTCAAGGAGGCCCAACGGCAGCAGAACTACAGGCTTATCAACCCAAACCGCAAGGAATGGTGGCCCAAGCCTTCCAACGCGCATTTCAAATGAAACAACGCGCACCAGGCGAGATTGCATCGGCGCTTGATGTTGTGGGCAATATCCCGTCCGCAGTTGCTGGAACAGTTGGATATGGTGCTGGTCGTGCATTCGGTCTAAGCCCCGAGGAAGCAACCGCAGCATCTCAGCCTGTTGCACAAGCCTTGGCAAACCCTGTTGGTCGGCTTACCGGCACAGTCGGAGCGCCTGGTTACCAAACATCATTACCCAGCCAAACAATGCAAGCAGTCGGCGGCGTAATTGCCCAAGGCGCAGAGGCAGCAGGCCAACGCACAGGCATTAGCCCTACCGACATAGAACAAGGCGTTAACGCTGCAATGATGGCCCTTCCTGCGGGTGTTAAGCCTGTTAAAGCTGGCATTGCCAAGATTAAAGCGGCTTTGCCTGAGTACACCATTGAGGCGGCAACGCCTGGTTCCGTTGGTGCGGCAGCAGTTCCAACTGAAATGACAATTAAGGCGGCATTAGCAAGCGCCAGCCCCGAACTGCAAAAAGCGGTTAGCAACATACCGCCAAACAAAGTTAACGTTCCTGTCCTACAACGTCACATTGAGGCAGATTCCTTGCCCGAGCCGGTTCGCCTTACCAATGGACAAGCCACAGGAAACGTTAGCCAATTGTCAATGGAACAAAACCGTAGAGGCGCAGACCCAGAACTAGCGGCACGTTTTAAAGAACAAAACGGGCAATTGATTAGCAATCTTGACAAAATCCGCGATATTGCAGCGCCTGATGCTTATGGAACAAAAATCATTGAAAACAGCGATTCATTGATAGACACATACAAAAAGTTGGATACCGAGCGCAATACCGCAATTGACCAAAAATACAAGGCTTTGCGTGATGCTAATGGCGGTGATTTTCCAATTGATGCGCCTGTTTTGTTGGATAACGTTAAGGCTACGTTAAAAAAGGACTTGTTGTCCAATGATGCGCCTGCAAGCCAAATGGCTGAACTTAACCGCATGGCTTCTGAAAAATCAATGACGTTTGAGGACTATTTGAGCTTGCGCCGCAACCTTGGTGATATTGCCCGCACAAGTTCAGATGGCACAACCCGCCGTGCTGCATCTTTGATGATCCAAGAACTTGAGAATTTGCCTTTGCAAGACGGAGCAAAGCAACTTAAACCGCTTGCAGATGAGGCTAGAAACGCTGCCAAGGCACGATTCCAAATGCTTGAAAAAGACCCTGCTTATAAAGCGGCGGTAGAAAATAGCGTTGCGCCTGACAAATTCATGGAAAAGTTTGTTGTCAATGGTACACGCGACAACGTGAAAGCCATGATTGACCAATTAGGCCGCGACTCTGTTGCCCACCAGCACATGAGCGCAGGAACGTTAAATTGGTTGCGTGAAAAAGCAATTGACAGTTCGGGTAACTTTTCACAAGCTGCGTTTAACAAAGCACTAAATCAGTTAGACAAATCGCAAAAGTTAAACCTTGTTTTCAACCCTGACGCATCATCTACTTTAAAAACATTGGGCAATGTTGCTCAGTACACCCAGGCGCAACCAAGAGGAAGTTTTGTTAATAACTCTAATACATTGGTTGGCTCATTAGCTGAACGTGCAGCAGGGGGCTTAGAAACCATTGGAAACATTGGAAGCAGCAAAATAGGTTTGCCATTAGGAACAATTGTTCGCGGGCAATTTCAAAAAATAAAAGCCGGTCAAGAAACGAAAAAAGCACTTGAGCCAGGCGCAGGCGTTACATCATTAAAGGACATTGGAAATGGCAGTTAATCTATCCCCCATCGGTAACGGATTTCAGTTCTTTACCACCACAGGAATCCCCTTAAACGGGGGATATATCTACACTTACTTGGCCGGCACTACAACGCCTGCAACCACCTACACAACATCGGCAGGGACTATCGCCAACACCAACCCCATCCAACTGGGTACGGATGGCCGTCCTCCGCAGGAAATATGGTTGACCGCCAGCACCAATTACAAGTTTGTCCTAGCTGACTCGGGCAACAACGTAATCCAAACATACGACAATCTGTACGGAATTATTGGCACCACGTCTGCCGTAAGCGCAGTTCCAACTGGCGGCATCATTATGTGGTCAGGCTCTATTGCGTCAGTTCCAACTGGATACTACCTTTGCGATGGTTCTAACGGCACTCCTAATTTGAAGGATTCGTTTGTCGTAGGGGCTGGCAACACTTACGCAGTCGCAAATACTGGTGGCTTTACAGCGGCTTCCACAAGCAGCGTTGGCACATACCTGCCAACATTTTACGCACTTGCATTTATCCAAAAATCATGACCGAAACTGAAGCCCGCCTAAATTCGCATGAAGCTGTTTGTGCTGAACGCTACAACCAAATAAACGCCAGGCTTAAACGTTTAGAACGAATCATAATGAGTGCCGCCGGTTCTATGTTGCTTGGCATGGCGGGTGTAATCTTTACGTTTATGACTCACGCAAGATGATAGATCCCGTAACGGCCTTCGCAGTGGCTCAAAGCGCTGTTAAGGGCGTTAAGGCAGCCATAGCCCTTGGAAAGGACATTCACGCCATCACTGGCGATATGATGAAGTTCTTTGAGGCTAAAGACGTAGTACAGAAAGCAGCATCAAATCCTAAGTCAGCGTTTGGAAAGTCAGATACTGCTGCGGCCTTTGAGATAGTCATGCAAGCCAAGCAACTTGCGGATGCCGAGCGTGAGTTAAACAATTACATGGTAATGTCTGGCAACGCTGATTTATGGCAGCAGTTGATGATTGAGCGTAACAACATCATTCAAAACCGCAAAAGCCAAGAAATTTTAGATGCCAAACACGCCAAGAAAAAAAAAGAGGAACTAGACGATCTCGTGAATTGGCTGCTAGGTGGTGGGATTGTCTTACTGGTGCTGTCGTTTAGTTTTTGGTGGTTGACAATCCTTTTGGAGAAACATTAATGCTTACAATTCTTTCTACCCTGATTTCTTTCTTGATGGGCGGTTTGCCTAAATTGCTTGATTTCTTCCAAGACAGGAACGATAAAAAGCATGAACTTGCCCTAGCTGCCATGCAGATTGAACGGGAACTGGAATTGCGTAAAGCGGGATTTGAAGCGCAGGAGCGAATAGAACAAATACATAGCGCACAACTTGAGATGGAGACTACGGCAAAGGCTAATGAAAACCTAGTCAATGCCCAAGTCGCCGAGATGAACGCCATTTATCAGCATGATGAATCGTTAAATGAAGGCACAAGCCAATGGATGAAAAACTTACGGGCTGGCGTTCGTTCATTTATTACTCTTGGATTCTTCTTTTTGTTGGTGTTTGTTGACATTGGATTGTTTGTCTATGGTTATAACAACGGTGTCCAATTCCCTGTGCTAGCTGAAAAACTGTGGGACTCTAATACCCAGGCTTTGTTTGCATCAATAATCGCGTTTCATTTTGGGGGCAGAGCCTTTGGCAAATGATTTGGACTCTTGTACTCATATCAGGCATAAATATGCAGTACGTCACTACGGTGGGGTACTTTGAGTATGAGGCCGCTTGTCAGAAAGCGGCTCAAGAATGGCGAGATTTGGGATACAAAGTTGGTTGTGTTCAAACCGTGAGACGCAAATGAAAGTTTCAGATAAAGCAATCAAAGTAATCAAACATCATGAGGGGGTTAAACAACGCCCCTATCGATGTCCTGCGCGTCTATGGACGATTGGCGTAGGCCATGTGCTTTACCCTTCCCAAGGCGCTATAAAGCTGGAATTGCGCGATTCCATGCCATTAAAGTCAGAGGACGATAGACAATTCAGCATGGAGGAAGTGGATGCAATACTTAAATCTGATTTGGCCCGATTTGAGCGTGGTGTGGAACAATTTATCCCTGTCCAACTTACCCAAAACCAATTCGATGCTTGCGTTTCTTTTGCTTTCAATGTTGGTTTGGGAACACTTCAGCGCAGCACGTTTAGGCAAAAAGTTATTCGCGGCGATATTGAAGGCGCGGCAGACGAATTATTGAAGTACTGCATGGCCGGTGGCAAACCGCTAAAAGGATTACAGAACAGGCGCATTGATGAACGTGCCATGTTCTTGGGTTTAGTGTTATAGCGGATCAACAATACTTACAAGCGTATTCCGCACTTGCTGCATTTCTTTCACAATTGAAAAAATCATTAGCCGCAATTCTTGCATTTCTGCTTGATTAGCTTGGATGCTTAAATAAGCTGTTTCAGCCCAATCTGCTAATTCATCGTGATCCCATGTTTTGAAGTTTGGCGTATCTTTCATTTTTCCTCCGGTTTAGGACAATTCTCTGGTACATCTACTTTGACGTAAACAGGGACGTACTTGCCTCCATCGGTGTGTGATGTCCATCTATCAATGTAAACGTCTGCCATAGTGCATATAGATCGTTTTACCGCATCGGCAGGAACGCCAAGCAATGCCGCTATGTGCCGTGCGGTTAATCCTTCCTCATATTGAGTAAGAATGGGCCTAATTCGTTCTGTCATTGCCCTCATTTATCTTGTTCTTTCATATGTTTGATGGCTTCTATCATGTTGGCAATATACGTTAGAGCAACCGTACATTCGTAAATTGCATCGTCGTAATGGTTGTTCAAA